TCAAGAATTCTTTCTCAGATTCTCCATGATATCGACCGTTTCATTTCTCATCTTATCTGTCACATGCGAGTAAGTATCCATCGTAATTGAAATTCTGCTGTGCCCCAATCGGTCAGAGATTTCTTTCATTTTTGCGCCATTTTCGAGAAGAAGTGTAGCATGAGTATGTCTGAGAGAATGGAAGTTAAAAGAGAGGGAGAGTGCATTCGATATCCTTCTTGTGTTCCATTTCACCACACTTGGCGTAACTAGCTCACCGTATTCCTTCGTACATACTGCATTTGAATCAATGTAGAGCTTTCCATACTTCATTCGATTTTCTAATTGTTGTTTCTTATGTTTTTTCAGAATTGCTAGCAAGGTTTGTCCAATAAAAATCGTTCGATTGGAACTGCTTGTCTTTGGTGTACCATATACCCATGCGCCATCATTCTTTACCATTTGTTTCTCTACAGTAATTGTTCCATTTGAAAAATCGACATTATCCCACGTCAGACCACAAACTTCGCCAACGCGCATTCCCGTATAAAATCCAATATTCAAAGGAATATAGAAAGGATGGCCTTCAGGAGTGATTTCTAGCATATGGTCAAAGTCTTCAAGAGAAATGATTTTTAGATCTTTTTTAGTCGTTGGTCGTTCTTCGTATTTTGGTATCTTTACATACAGCATAGGATTTTGCTTGATTAACCCCCAAGGATAAACCGCCATATTCAGCGCATTCTTAAGGACAGAGTGAGTAATAGTCATTGTTTTCTTCGAGTAACCCTTTTTAAATTCAGCATTGATGAAATTTTGTAAAAGAGCAGGGGAGAGATCCGTAAGTTTTTTCTTTCCTAAATAACCGTTTATATGATTTTTGATGGTAAATCGGTAGTTTTCATAGGTATTGTATTTTAGATTTAGTTTAACGTATTCCTCCATCCAAAAATCAAGGTATTGTTTTACTCGAGTATCCGTACCTAAAAAGTATTGTCCTGTTTCGTCAATATCTGATAAAACTTTTCGTAAAGCAGCTTCGGCCTCTGGTCGGGTGTCTCCGCCAACTTTCTCCACTTTTTTTCTTGAGCCATCATCATTAATATCTTCAAAATAATAATACCAACGTTTTCCACGTTTTCTCACACCGCCACGCATAAAATCAGTCCTTTCATATTGCTATGTCATTAGTACGATAGTTAAATTCTTTTGGTACATATAGAGAGGGAATAGATGTAAAATCCGTATTTTCAATAGAAGCATACGAACTTATGTTCTTTTGCGTTTAAAAAGAAAAGCCCGAAGGCTGATCTTAAACTATTACAATGCAACTAATTAGGGACGAGCGTATTGATTCCCTCGAGGGGCACGACTATACCCAGCATTATCAGCATCTATTTGAGTCATGTATTGATAATTATTTGGATTTGTAACACGAGAATAGTACTTTCCACTATCTGAACGAGCGAAAACCATACCATTTGCAGCGATAGACCACTGGCCATCAACAGTGTATGAATTATTTTGTTGTTCAGCTTGACGTTGATCTTCAGTAGCTTGCTGTTCTTGAGCCTGACGCTGAGCTTCAGCAGCTTGTTGCTTTTGTCGTTCTGCTTCAGCTGCCTCATTAGATTTTATAGTTGAATCAACATTGACTAAGCGATTTAATAATTCTTGGTTTCCACCAGGTATAGATTGAATAGCTGATAATGCTGCATTGTAGTTATCTCTAGTTGGATTAGCTTCAGCTTGTTCCAGAATGGTTTTAGCTGTTGAAGTTTTTTGATTAATTTCTTCTTGGCGTTTTTTCTCAGCTTCTTTAGCTTTTTGTTCTTCTTGGCGTTTTTTCTCAGCTTCTTTAGCTTTTTGTTCTTCTTGGTGCTTTTTTTCAGCCTCTTCTTTAGCTTTTTGTTCTTCGGCCTTTTTCTTTTTAGCTAATTCTTTAGCCTTTTTTTCATCTTTTTCTCGGCTTTCAGAAGAGACAGATACACTAGAAGATGAAGATTTAGCGTCTTTGTGTACATCTGCTTGTCCAGTTGTTGGTGGAGCAAGAGCCCCTCCGATTACCATAACTATAAAAGCTACTAGAATTCCAATACTAATCTTTTTCTTTGAACGTTTCTTCTTGGAGAAAAAAGAATATACTAAAAAACATACTCCAAATAGAAAACCAATGAACCCAACTAAAATTAAAAACGTACTCATTTATTCCTCCTTGTTGAATATATCACTGGGTAAATCAAGTATTTACTCCCACTTGAAGGCAGGTAGTGATAGTCGCCCTTAATAAAGCCTTAACAAAAAGAAAGCCGGAAGGCCAACCTTTTTTAATTAGTAGGGATAGTTTTTTCAAAACTTCCATTATCCATAAAATCTTTCATGATAATAGGAGAACCTGGATAAATAATTTCTACACCAACAACTGCATCAACAGTAGCATCAGGCTTAACATCTGTATCGCCCATCTTTACAAGATCTGGTTTGTAGTCTTGAGGGAACAAGCCATTTGCTCCATTCAATAGTTCTTCGGTTTTATCTGTTTCCTGTATAGGTTTGATTGATGTAGCGAATGCCATCCAAGGACTTTGAGCTTTGTCAGATTTATTAGTATATTGAATTTCAATAGCTAATATTTTTTTATTTGGATCATATTGGCTAGATAATTCTTCAGTGTTTTTTATTACAATCTTTGATGAATCGTCTTCAAAAGTTGTATTACTTGTAGATTTTTCTTCAGTACTTGAATCCATAAAGTTGCTGCTCTCTAAAGTAACCATTGTAGAAGTATTAGTAGTCGTTTTTTTAGGCACATCAGAGTTTGAATCGTTGTTACCACAAGCACCTAATGTGATACTAGAAAACAAGATTAATCCTAACCCAACTATTTTTTTCATATTTTCCTCCAAAAAATAAAATAATTTACTCCCACTTAATGGCAGGTAGTGATAGTCGCCAATTTTAAATTAAAAATCTGTACACGTTTTCAGGTAGCCCATACAAATTTGTTAATTCCTCAACTTTTCTAGGGTATTGATCGTTGTCTTCTTTATAAAGAGAAACAATGAGATTAGCAGCAAAGCAATTCGCTTCGCTTTCTGATTTGCTTCTGGAATTTCTTGTAGAGACGTAATAACTTGATAATCCTTTGTGGAAAATGGCATGACCAAGCTCATGGGCGCAAATATAAAAACGCTCTTCTGATTCTTTCAATTCGTGGCTTAAGAGAATGACGGATCTCCCTAATAACTCTTGAAATTGTCCTTTCGGGTTATTCATAAATGGCACGTACTTAATTTGAATGCCCATTTGTTCACAAATGATAAAAGGATTAGCAGAATTATATTTCTGCTTTAATTTACCAGCTAGATTTATTACGTCTCTCTCCATAAAAATCACTTCTCTTTGTTTTTATCTTCTTTTCTAAATTCCCAGAACAAACCAGTTAAAATATCTTTAACACGCTGTCTCTCTTCATCTGTTAAAGTTTCACCGCCATAAGCCATATCTACGTTTGAATCAAGTATTTTATCGAGTTCAATCAAATCATCTTTATCTGCCCAATCCGGAGTTTGATTTCGACCTAATAAATAATCAGTTGTGACATTAAAATAATCAGCAAGTGCTGTTAGAGTTTCTCTGTCGGGGCTTCGTTCCCCACGTTCATAACCAGAAATTGAAACTTTAGATACATGAATAATATCACCTAATTGTTGTTGGGTTAATTTCTTACTTTTTCTTAATTCTTTTAATCTGGTTCCAAAGTCCATGTTAACACCTCGTTTCTATTATGATTTTATCGTTAACAAACGGTTAACACAAGGAATACAAAAAAAGTTAACTAATTGTGTAATTTTGTATTGACAATTAACAAATAGTTAATTAAAATATAGTTAACTTGAAGTTAACAAAAGGAGGAACTTAAATGGTGCTAAAAAATCTAGAAAAAATTAGAAAGGAAAACGGCAAAACTTTTCAAGATGTAGCTGATAAAGCTGGTCTAACTAAAGAATTTTACTGGATGATTGAGAAAGGAAAAAGAAAACTTTCCTATGAAAATGCAGTCAAAATCGCTATGGTGTTTAATAAAGAACCAGACGATATTTTTTTAGAGACAGAGTTAACTAAAACGGAACTAAACTAAATGATGAGGAGATGATTTTAATGACACGACAAGAAAAAATAAACATCGTACTTGATGCTAGACCTAGACTAGTCCACATCATCAAATGTGCAAATGATGATCAACTCGATCGTCTAGTTGAAGAAGTTCAAAAAGAGCTTGAACGTGAACTAGATGAAGCAGCTTTCGTTTGATTCTTTAAATTAATAGTATAAAAAAATTGCTCGTATTGATATACGGGCGAATAAGAATATGAGGTGTTTAAACTGTTAAAAAAATCAAGTGTTATTCGAGAATCGTTAGTCGAAGTAATTAATAAGAGTGGTGAGACCAAAAAGGAAATAGCAAGACAAATCAACGTCTCTCAACAGTCATTAAGCGATTGGACAACATTGCTTAATACGAAGCCCGTGACGTTGGAAAATGCTCAGGCGTTAACGGATCATTTTAGAGATTCAGATTTCACTCTTCAAGTGATTCATGAGTTCTTTGGTTTATTTAAATCAATAGATGGCGATGTTTATAGGAGAGATCCTTCATCATTAGACAAGTTGCAAATGATTGAATCAGATGAGCGGAAACAGAAGAAGCAAGAAGTAGAGAAAATTCTTCTTAAACAAGTAAATTACTTAACTGTTGATGATCGTCAACAAATCATTGCATATGCTTATGAATTTTTAGATGAAATCATGGTGGAAGTAACACTAATAAGTGCATTATGCGAAATACTTGGAATCGATATTCGCAAGCTTAGTGAGGAACGGCTGTCGTACTGGGTAGCACAAGGATATATGAAAGGATGATGGAAATGGAAACATTGGAAAATATTTTTCCAAAAAAAGTTGTCTTGAAGCGCAACAATAAAAGAAACATTGAAAAATTAACATACTCAGTTACTGAAGCGGCATTAGCTATAACAACAAATCCTCAAAATGTTAAAGATTTAATTGAGATGGGATACATCGGTTTTTTGAAACTCGGTGAAATTAGAATTCCTAAAACTGAAGTCGCTCGATTTTTAGAGAACCATATGAATGAAGATCTTGCTAGCGAAATTGCTAAATATAGAGAGGAGAGAAAGAAATGAAAACTGTATTTAAAATGACTGTCAAGAGCGCTTTGCTTATGAGTCTAGTAGCAATCGTACTGGCAAGTATTAATCCAGCATATGCACTTATTTATTGGGGAACCTTAGTAGCGGTTACTGCTGTAAGAGAAAGTTTCAAAATGCCAACACAAAAAAGACCGACCAGCGACGGCAATCGCTAATCGGCAACATAACAAAATATCTTATCTGTATTTTAGCATGAAAGGAAGGCTAAAACAATGAACGATTTTGGACAAGCATTAGATCAGTATTTAACTACTCCAGAATGGGGCACACCACACGAAGAGGAGGAAGACGATGAGTAAGTCTACTTTAGAAATGAGCCGTCAAGAGTGGATTGAGGACCGTAAAAAAGGTATTGGCGGCTCTGATGTTGGAACGATTTTAGGGTTGAACAAATGGAAATCACCTTATCAATTATGGCTTGAAAAAACAGGACAAGTTGTACTTGAAGAAACAGCAAGCGAGCCAGCTTATTGGGGCAATATCTTAGAAGAAGTTGTTGCTAAAGAATTTCAAGAACGGACAGGTAAAAAGGTTCGCAGAAGAAATCAAGTCTTTGAACATCCACTGCATCCGTTTCTAAGAGCGAATATTGATCGGGACGTAGTGGGAGAAAATGCCATTCTGGAATGCAAAACAGCCAATCAATTTCTCGGTAAAGAATGGGAAGGCGAAGAGGTACCGCTTAGTTATCTCTGCCAAGTTCAGCATTACATGAACGTTCTAAACAAAGACTATTGTTACATCGCTGTCTTGATCGGTGGCCAAAAATTCATCTGGAAGCGGATTGAACGAGATCAAGAGCTGATCGATAAAATCACTGAACAATTAGTAGAGTTTTGGGAAACGAACGTAATTGAAGGTATCGAGCCTGTAATTGACGGAAGTGAAGCGACTGCTGACTTCTTAAAAGAAAAATATGCAGATGTAGAAGAAAATCAAACAGCTCTACCATCACGTTTTGATGAACTTATCGAGCAAAAAAGAGAACTCAAGCGGACGAAAAAAGAAATTGAGTCAGCTATCCGTCAAGTAGATAACGAGATTATCAGCGAGCTAGGAAAACGTAAGGCAAGTATAGGCATTACACAAAGGAACATCATCAGCTGGAAACTTGTTAGTACTAAACGCGTGAACTCGAAGAAACTAGCAGAGAAATATCCAGATATCGCAAATGATGAAGAGATTTATAACGTTACTGAATCAAGAAGGCTAACCGAAAAGGAGATCAAATAATATGGCAACAAATGAATCGTTAAAAAATCAATTGGCAGCAAAGCCACAGAAACAAGTTGCACCAGGTCAATTAGGACTTAAAGCTTTGATGAATACACCAACAATGAGAAAGAAGTTCGAAGAGGTGCTTCATGATAACGCTAATGCTTTTATGTCGAATGTGATGACACTGGTATCAAATGATAGCTATCTTGCTGACAGCGAACCAATGTCCATCATGAGCGGCGCACTGACTGCTGCGACATTAAATCTTGGGTTAGACAAGAATCTTGGATATGCCTATCTAGTTCCTTTTAATAGCAAAAACAAGCAAACAGGAAAATGGGAAAAGAAAGCTCAATTTATGCTTGGCTATAAAGGATATATCCAATTAGCTCAACGATCAGGTAAATACAAAGCATTAAATGTGATTGAAGTTTACGAAGGAGAACTAAAAAGCTGGAACCGACTGACAGAAGAGTTTGAGTTTGATCCAAATGGTAGAACATCTGATGAAGTCATTGGATATGTTGGCTATTTTGAATTACTGAATGGATTCAAGAAAACTGTCTATTGGACCAAACAAGAAATTGAAGCTCATCGAATTGCTAACAATAAAGATCGAGATAAGACAAAGTTAAGTGGTGTGTGGGCATCTGATTACAATGCAATGGCACGAAAAACTGTTTTGAGAAATCTTCTTTCTAAATGGGGGATCTTATCCATTGAAATGCAAGAAGCTACCACATCGGATGAGAGAGTCCAAAGAGTTCAAGAAGATGGCAGCATTATTGCTGAAACAGAAGTTGAGGAAGATATTCCTGAAAGAAAAGAAGCAGAGGTTATTTCTGAAGAAAACGAAGATGTACAAACTGGATTATTTGATGCATCTAATCCGCCGTTAAACAAATAATGAGGGAGTTTTCTCCCTCAAATTACTAGAACGAAAGGAGGAACACAATTGGATTACATCGGACAGCTTAATGCTTTTGACAATTGGCTTGAATATAACGAGCTTGGCGCTGGTCCCCAACTGCTTTGGTATAAGCTAATGGCTATAGCAAACAAAAGTGGATGGCAGAGCGAATTATCGATTGCCAATACAAGGCTACAAGCAATGACTAAAACGTCTGAAAAAACATTGATTAACAATCGTAATCAATTGATCCAAAACGGACTCCTTCAATATAAAAAGAGAGGTCGTACAAAAGCTGGAGTTTATATTCTTTCTGATCTAACTGGAAATTTTACAGTAAAAACTACAGTAGATAATACGGTAGAAAACTCCGCTACTGGAAATATTCCAGTAGATAGTAAAGTAAATCCGAAAGTAAATAGGGAAGTAAATCCTTCAGTAGATTCTACAGTAAATCCTTCAGCTTATATAAACAATACAAAACAAAAAAAGACAAATAAAGAAGATGATATAGGCGTGTATGAGTTCATCCAAAAAAACTGGGGGAAAGCACCTACTGGACTTTTGCAAGGAGCATTAGGACCGATGATTAAAACTTGGGGAGCAGATATGATTCTCTTTGCTTTTAAATTAGCTTTCGAAAACAACGTTGAGATGACAGGATTGAAAAAATACGTTGAAACGATATTAAATTCATGGAGTAATCAAGGAATTAAGACAAGGGAATCAGCGGAAAAAGCCCAAGAAGCTTTTAAAAACAAGAAAAAACAAAACTATCTTCCTAAACGTCAAAACAATGTACGGCGTGAAAAGTTGCCTGATTGGGTCAACAAACCTCAAGAAGAAAAGACGCTAGATCCTGATAAAAAAGCAGAATTAGAAGCCCGCTTTGCTGCTTATCAGGCTAAGAAGGAGGCGCTTCTTGAGAATGAATAAATATCGTAATCGAGAAACTATCCATCGAGGTATCAAGTTCGATTCTATCGCAGAAGCAGAGTACTACGATCTAGCCTTGTGGCAAGCGGAAGCGAACGGCTGGAAAGTGAAACTTCAGGAACGATTTGAGCTGATGCCGAAATTTGAACTAGACGGAAAGAAGTATCGCAAGATCGAGTATATTCCCGACTTTACATTTTATAAAAACGGCAAGCTTGTCAAAGTCATAGATGTTAAAGGGATGCAGACAAAAGACTTTAAGATCAAGGCAAAATTGTTTTGTCATAAATATCAAGTTCCGTTGATTTTAGCTAAAAACTATCGGAATACGTTCAAGGAAGAGCGTTTTTAGCGAGGTGGTCCATCATGACAACAGAAGAAGTGATTCAAATGCGAATTCGAAGCATTCAACGTGAAATTGACGAACTGGAACGGACAAAGGCAGTGATGGTCAATGAAACGGCTAGAAAGGCAATCGATTTGCACATAGAGAACTTAAGAAGGGAAATTCGTAGATTGGAGGAATGAGCGTGGATAAGAAAGCGACAATGAAACGAATTGCTGAATTAACCAAGTCAGAATCTTGGCAAGAAGACAAAGAAATAGTTGCAGAAGTCCAAAAGCTCGGTAAATCAATGTGGAATGAAAAGCCCAAACGGAGAACGCCGAGAAAAATTGCAATCTGGCATGGTGACCGAATTCTAGTAACAGGTACCGCTGAACAGTTATCTGAAATTACTGGACTGAGCAAAAACATTATCTGGGATAGAGCTAGGAGCTTATGGATTGATTCAAAAGGACGACAGTTTAGGTATGTGGAGGAGAAATAATGGATCTCATTACACAATACAGTGACATCATCCTCAAGAAAATCATGATGAAGATTCAGAAAGATAAAAAATCAAAAGAACGAGCTGAATTAGTTAAGTTAGAAATGGCTGAAACAGGAGCAGGAGTGCGAAGTAGCAGACATTGGAAAGCAGCAGCAAACATTGAATTTTATTACAACGAAATTCAAAAAGGGTTCGATCAGATGCGTGAGCTGGATCGGCAAACAAATTGGAGCAAGAAACTTCATCAAGATCGTTTCAAATTTGTAGAAAAGTATAGAGAGATACTAGACGAATATATGGAGGACAGCGAATGATACCGATAAAAAGAATTGGAAAAATGAGGATTAATAATCGAAAAAGAGAAGAGTTTTGTTCGTTGTTTGAGTGTCCAGTTTGTTGCACTAGAATTATACGGCCGACAGGGGAAGGTAAGAGGTTAACTGCTTGTAGCCAAAGATGTTCACAACTAGGAAAAAGAAGAGGTCCACATAAAGAATTTGTGGTAATTAGTGGATATAAGTATATTTACGCTCCTGATCATCCTAATGCAACAAGAAATGGTTATGTAGGCGAACATCGTTTAGTTTTAGAAAATAAAATAGGACGATACTTAAAACAAAACGAAGTTGCTCATCACATTAATGAAAATAAGTTTGACAACCGACCCGAGAATATTGAATTGATGACATTTGAAGAACATTCTTCATATCATGCTAAAAAAAGAGCCAGAGGTGAAAAAAATGAGTTTATTGCAATTTCGAGCGTGGGTAAAACCTGATATTTTAATCAATCATCTTAATGGGGTGATTGCTGAGGCGTTACCTAATTTTATTTATGATCATTGTTTAGTTTTGAGAGAAGATTTAGAAGAAGATAAGCAATTTGAAGAAATTCTTGATTTTCTTGATATTGAACTCATGCAATCCACAGGACTGAAAGATAAGAATGGCGTAGAAATATTTGAAGGGGATGTAGTTCTGGTTAATGGAAGTAATGGTTTTGATCATTTAGTTAATGAAAAAACGGTTGTACAAGAATCCGAGTTTCATTCCGGATTAGTTTGTAAATCATTAATTAGTGGAATGGAATATAGAATATTCAGCCACCAAAAGATGGGATACGAATACGAAGTCATCGGAAATATATACGAGAATAGCGAGTTATTGGAGGAACAGCGATGAATAAACAGGAATTGATTGATGAATTAGCTAAATATGTAAAGAGTTATGAGAACGCAACAGATGATTACAGTAAAGGAAGGTACGGTGCTTATAAGGTATCTTTAAAGTTGGCGAAAAGACTAAATGAACAAAACATTACAGACGAACAAGCTTGGAATAAGGTAGCTGAGGCTTATCCTGAATCGGCACAAAGCTTGAGAAACACTTTAGATAATGCTGTATTTGGTAAGACTGGTGAACCGCAGAAACACGTTATGCCGAAGTTTGTGGCGGATTGGTTTGAGGATAACAAACATGCATTAGATTTAGCGATTTTTACGAAAATCAGAGAATTGGACGGTAAAAGATACCCACACGAGACAGATTTTGAAAATTGGCTTGATAATGCTGAAAACAATCCAATCGAAACCCTCATCCGCATGAAAGACGGCTACGAGGTCGAGAAATCTAAGTGGGTGGTAAACGAAGGCGATTTAGTCATTCGTAAAGGTGAGCATGAGGCGAAGGTATATTTTGTTGAGAGCGTTGATGATGATGGAATACTTTTGGTGAACGGTATTAAAGATGAATTTTTTACTGATTTGTACGATCGTTCGGTTGGCGAAGAATCAATCAACTACTTTTATGAAAATTTTAGATTGTTAGCAAAGAAAGAGAATTTGGAAGCCGAGAAAGTGGAGGTGTGAAATGAATATCACAGAAGAAGCTGAATATTTTATAGAATTACCAGCAAAACAGAATAAACTTTATGTGAATTATGATATCGAAGAGAATATCAGCATTGATGCGTTCAGAGTAACTCGTTTTACGGAATCAGAAATAAAAGCAATTGATGAAAGATATTGGCCGTTTGCTGTGCCAGTGGAAGAGGTGGCAGAAAGATGAAAAAATTAGTTTATGTGTTGTCAAAAAAAGGCACGGTCAAAAACTATGTAAGTGAAGTCTTGATCCAAGCCGATGAGAATGACGAAGAAACAGTGAACGTCAGTATGAAATTCACTACTGATATTGAGAAAGCTATTGATTTAGTTGATGCTACAAGCGAAGTTTACTCACAACTTGCCGGACAACTCGGCGAGCGTTTGGTTGGGATCGAGGAGGTAGCGGAATGAAACTAAAAGACGGATTTTACGCTAGTAGCCACGGTATCGGCGGTTTAATGCTAGATATGCCGACGAAGAACCCTAAAACACGTAAGAAACCAAAATTCAAAGTCGGTGACATGGTTCGCTGCGAAGCAGAGGAGTTCATCTATCCGTTTCGTGGATATGTAGAGCAACTCTATAATCACTCAGCGATCATTCGTATTGAAAACACGATGGAATGTGACAAGTGGTTAGCGAAAAGCAAAGAGAATTTAGCTGTAGCGAGATTGGTGGATATTGAACTAATCAATGACAAATAAAAAAGCCGGATCGCTCCGACTGATGTAATAAATCCGACAAGTTTATTATATCACATAAAAGGAGCGGTTTGACTTGATGCAATTGTTACGAGAGGTAGATTTCAAACAGACAAGATGTAATGCGAGAGATGTGCTGAAGAACTTTCGGCGTTTGGAGCGGATGGCAGGTCGCTCTTTGATAGATATTAAGTCGCCGATTATTACGGATATGCCGAAGGCACCGAAGCACGGCAATAAGGCAGAGGACGCGATTATCCAGATGATGGATATAGAAGCAGAGAGAGACGCGATTTTAGCGGCTTTGATGGCTCTTAGTCTAATTAGCCGTCAGATACTCTACTACAGCTTTTGTGACGTAAATAAGCACTCTAATTATGAAATAGGTCAATTGATAAGAGGATACGGAGAGAAGAATGTAGAGAAGCTGAAATCTATCGCGCTGATCGAATTTGCAGAAGCATACAAAAAAGGCGTGTTAGTTCAGTATCGTTAATTTTGTAGGGTTTTTGTAGGGATAGTGTAGGGTTTTTGAGCAGTTTAACGTGATATTATGATAGTGTCGAAAGATTAGTGATAGGTCTGAGACAAAATAATAATAAAAGGAACATCGTTTTATTATTGTTTCACAATTAAGCTTCGATAGACAGCAACGGAAATATTAAGAATAAGGATGTGAATTTCAACTCCTTCTAAATTATTCTTATTATCTATCATCCGTTGCTGTCTATTAATTTATGTATTGGAGGGAAAAGAAATGGCTATTTTAATCATAGACGAAGGAATTCAAGGAGAAAAATATGTTGATTTAACAACAGATGAAATGCGAAATGAAGTATTGAAAGTGTTGGATGATCGAATAATTCAGGTTGAAATATCAAAAACCCCGTTGCAGAAAAGCAACGAGGAGTGAATTTTACAGATGTTCTTGTAAATGTTGGCTACTACAAATCGTATTATGCCATGCGGCAGCACCGGTAAGTTTTGCTACAAAAAGGCTGTCATCTTTATCCATTACGGATTTTAGATCGTCTCTAATTTCGGGGCATTTTTTATTACTTTTAAAAAACCAAACAGATTCATTAATCTTAGCCCATTTCGAGTAAGTTTTGATTTTTTTGATTAAATCATCGTAATTCTTGCCTGAATTATTTAAATCATAACTTATGATAAAGCTGTCCATTAGGATTACCTCCATGTCATTATTTCAGCGGACCACTCGCTGATAACTAAAATTATACGCTTAGTATTTATTGTCACAATATTAATTTGTCACTATGGCGGAAAGGGTAGACGCTTAAAAATAAGGTCAATACGTCGAGGGATAGCCTTAACGTTTTATGATTTGACCATGCAAGGTTCGATTCCTTGCCAGTGACATTAAATGCCTATGACGGTTACGACTACCGAAAAAAGATCGTTAAGAAGCTATACGGTGCTACGTACGGCAATGTAGTAAGTGTGCTATCTGTACACCACCAAGCTTCGGTCACTGTGGCGGAAGTAGAGAGACGCAACGGTAAATGGCGAGTAGCCTCGTGAGAGCCTAGTAAGTTCTCGTGTGTGGTGCGATTCCACTCCAGTGACTTTAGCAACTGAGGGTTGGAAATGGGCGCTCAAAGTACACGAGCAAGGCGAGGTCGATAGTAATCGATGGAATCGGTGTAGGTTGCTTGATAGAGCTATAACTGCATCTCATTGTTGAGATGTAGTTTTTACATATTAGATCACTCATCGAGTGGTCTTTTTATTTTGGAAGGGGAGTAAACAAATGAACGAAAACCAATTAAGAGAGTTGTTTAAAACGAATGAAGCAAACAAAACAATGGAGGCGACATTCTACGAAACTCAAAAAAGCTTAGCGTTAATCGCAAAACAAGCTAAGTATTTCTACGATCAGCTTATTCTGCAAGGATTTAATGAAGGACAGGCTATGGAATTTATGATGCGAACCTTTTCTGCCAGTAACCAACAGAAAGAGTGATACATAATGAGAAACTACTGGTATATATCGCTAACTAATGAATATCCTCGAACCATTGATGATTGTTCAGTGCGTGTTGTGCGTTCTGTACAAATCAAAGGGAAGTACTCCATTGTTGAAATGACCAGAGAAGCTACGCCAAATGAAATTGATAAATGCAAACTTATTTATTGCGGTCATGGATATTGGAAAGACGAATATATTCAGAAAAATATTAGGAGGTACTTATCATAAAAAATTTTTATGAAGCTGTTCTAAAAACAACAGTAAGCAAAGAGTTATCAAAAGTGTATAAGAAAGCATTGGAAATTGAAAACGATCGTAAATGGGTAGAAAACTCTATTACTGCTAATGGAGAAACCACCATTGAAATTAAACCGGTTTGGGGCGGTTGTTATGCGAACGTAGATATCACAGAAATCGGAGAAGGTAAAGCTGTGTTGATTCTAACTCTAGTATCAAGAACTTTACCTAATTTGAAAGAAACAGTTAGAAGTTATGAACTAGACGGAATGGAAACTATCCATACCAGTTATTAATTACACATATTGAAAGGTGGTGATGGAAAATGAGTAAGTTGAATCCTAAGCAACAAGCCTTTGCTGATGAGTACATCATCACAGGCAATGCTTATCAGTCAGCGCTGAAAGCTGGCTATAAAGAAAACTACGCTAAGAACGCACAAGAAAAATTGGTGGAAAAAGGTGGAAAAGTATCCGACTACATTCAAGAGAAGCTAAAAGAAGTTCAAACTAAGAGGCATTTAACAATGGAAGAAGCTTTGGCTATTACTGCTTCTATTGCAAAAGGAGAACCACAACGCTTTGAAGTTGTTAAGAGAGATCCTTATACAAACGAAATCATAGAACGTGAAGTGAGTGAATATTCAGCAGGTTTCAAAGAACGTAACCAAGCACTTGAGCATTATTATAAAATAAACGCAGCATTTGTAGATAAGCAGAAAGTTGAAATTTCTGAAATACCTACTTTCATTGATGATATAAGTAGTGATGATGATGGCTAAAAAACTATCTGAATTTCTTCCGCCGAAGTTTCATTCAGTATGGAGAGCAACTTTAAATCAAGACATTCTTAATATAGTTTGTAAAGGTGGGCGTGGTTCAGGAAAATCATCGGATATAGCGCATATCGTTACTCAGTTACTTATGAGATATGCAGTGAATGCTGTAGGTATACGTTATGTTGATAATACACTTGAGCAATCTATTTACGAGCAAATGAAATGGGCAATTGAGAAGCAGGGAGTATCGCGCCTATTTAAGTTTAATAAGTCACCACTTAAAATTACCTATCTTCCAAGAGGAAATTATATGATATTTCGTGGTGCTCAAAACCCAGAACGAATTAAGTCTTTAAAAGATAGCAAGTTTCCATTTGCTATAGGATGGATTGAAGAATTAGCAGAATTTAAAACAGAAGATGAAGTCACGACTATCACGAACTCCCTTTTACGTGGAGAGTTAGATGATGGTCTTTTTTATAAGTTTTTTTACAGCTACAACCCACCTAAGAGAAAACAATCTTGGGTAAATAAAAAATATGAGACTTCTTTTCAACCGGACAATACTTTTATTCATCACTCGACCTATCGGGATAATCCATTCATCTCCAAGGAATTTCTGAAAGAAGTTGAGGCAACTAGAGAACGTAATCCGAGACGTGCCGAATGGGAATATGATGGTAAAGCAGTTGGATCAGGTGTTGTTCCCTTCGACAATCTACAAGTTAAGAAAGGTTCTATTACAGATGAAATGATCTCTAACTTTGATAACATCCGCAACGGTTTGGACTATGGATATGCAACGGATCCTTTAGCGTTCGTCAGATGGCATTATGACAAAAAGAAAAACGGTATTTATGCAATCGATGAAATTTACGGCGTGAAGATCAGCAATAGAGAATTTGCAAACAAAGCTAAATCTAAAGGTTACCAAAATGAGGAGATATTTTCAGATAGCGCAGAGCCAAAGAGTAATGCTGAATTAGTTAATGAACATGGCATGAAAGGAATAAAAGGCGTGAAAAAAGGACCTGATTCTGTTGAGTACGGTGAACAGTGGCTAGATGATTTGGCTTTTATTTGTATTGATCCACTACGCACTCCGAATATTGCTAAGGAATTCGAGAACATCGACTATCAAACAGATCGTGATGGAAATCCTAAGCCAAGGTTAGAGGATAAAGACAACCATACGATTGATGCGACAAGATACGCCTTCAACGAAGACATGTGGGCCAAAAAGAAATCAACCGTTACTAAAGAGCAGCGGAACAAAATCAAGAGGATGTTTTAAGGAGAGTGAACAATGGATAAGGTAAATGAGTTTGAACATGGATCTGATATACATTATTCTAACGACGTGAACACAAATTATGTAAAGTTTAGCGTAGATTCCAATCTTCACTATAGATTTAGCTCAGCAGAAGATTTACTTAACGATTTAGATACTTTAGCAGCAATGATAAAACATCATCATGAATATCAGGTAAAAAGGCTAAGTGTATTAGATGATTATTACAAAGCTAGAAATACAAATATCATGGATAACCGTAGACGTAGAGAAAAGGAAAAAGCGGATCATCGATCAGCACATAACTTTGGAAAAGTTCTTTGTACGTTTGATGTTGGGTACAACACAGGCAATCCTATAAAAGTGCAAATCGAGGACACAAATCAACAAAAAGAAATCGAAGAGTTTAATATTAATAATGACATAGATGGGTTAAATGCTGAACTCTGGCTTGATATGGATAAGTATGGGAGAGCCTATGAGATTATCTATCGAGATTCAGATGATACAGATTATGTTGATTTGGCTAATGTATTTGAAACATTTGTTGTATATGATACTACAGTAAAACGAGAGCCTATTTTGGCTGTACGGTATCCTAAGACAAGATTCAACAAGGATGCTGATAAACAGTACATTCAACCAATCGTATACACAAAAGAAAAAAGTATCACTTATGATGAGACGACACTAACAGCAATTGAGTTAAAAAATCCCCAGGATGAACCGCATGAATATAAAGAGGTACCTATTACAGAGTATTCTCCTAATCGTTTTCGGATGGGCTTGTATGAAGATGTACTATCTTTGATTGATCTATACGATGCAGGGCAGTCTGATACCGCCAACTATATGACTGATCTAAACGATGCTCTTCTAGTTATTAGTGGTGATATTGAAGCAGCAGGACTATCCACAGAGGACGCCATCAAGCAGAAAGAAGCGAATATGCTTTTGCTTGAGTCTGGAACTGATGTGAACGGTAATAAAACAAGTGTGACTGCAGGATATATTTACAAACAATATGATGTGAACGGTGTAGAAGCATACAAAGACAGAGTACGCAAGGATATCCACGAAATATCCATGGTTCCTGATCTTACTGATGACAATTTTTCCGGAGTGCAATCGGGAGAAGCAATGAAATATAAATTATTTGGATTTGAACAAATGACGGCAACAAAGCAAAGGCTATTCAAAAAAGGCCTTATGCGGCGTTATCGTCTTTTATTTAGCCTAAAATCAAGTATTTCTGAAATGGATAACTCCGATTTGAAAGGCTTACGTGTAATATTTACGCCTAATCTACCTAAAGCCATTCTGGAGGAGTTGAAATCTTTGGTTGATGCTGGAGCTGAACTCAGTCAAGAGACGATCTTAGGACTCGCTTCTTTTGTTCCAGATGTACAGGCAGAGTTGAAACGAGTAAATAAAGAAACGCAAAAGCAGATTGGCATTTTTGATTCGGATGGTGAAGAAGTAATTAACAACAAAAAAGATGAAACAGGGGAGTGATTAAATGAACTCCCAAGAATATTGGATCAAACGGGAAAAGGAATGGCAAAAGCAACAAATTAAAGATGATAAAAAGCGCATGGCAGAAATTAAAAGTCGCATGCAATACGCACAAGATGCGATACAAAAAGAAATAGACGCGCAGTGGGACAGTTTCTCCAATGGTCAGAAAATCACACGTAGCGAAGCGATGAAGCGTGCTAGTGAAATGGACGTCAAAGCATTCGCTCGCAAAGCAAAGAAGTATGTTAAAGAGAAAGATTTTTCTCCTACAGCAAACCAAGAATTAAAGCTATACAATCTTACGATGCGTGTAAATAGATTAGAGCTCTTAAAAGCTAATATCGGGCTTGAATTGATTTCACTGTTTAATGAATTGGATAAGTACTTTTCGAATGAATTAACAAAAGCTGGTTTAGCTGAATTGAAGAGACAAGCCGGTATTTTAGAAATGACTATTGCTTCAAGTGGATATGCAAAGCTGATAGAACTAGTAATAAATAGCTCCTTTTTGAGTGATGACGTGTCTTTTAGTGATCGCTTATGGATGTATCAATCTGAATTGAAATCAGAATTAGATAGGTTGTTGGTCAGAAGTATAACGATGGGGAAAAATCCCAAGCAACTTGCATCTAAATTGGCAGAATATTTAACAGCTGAAGGACGAGAAAACATTAAGTTCAACACTCAACGTTTGATGGTGACTGAAACGACTAGAGTTCAGGTAGGGATCCAAGAACGAAGTTACAGAGATGCAGGCATTACCCAGTACATCTATATAGCAGAACCAACGGCGTGCAAACTATGTATACCGTTAAATAATCAAGTTTTTGATGTTGCCGATATGCAGCCGGGAAGTAATGCTCCTAATATGCATCCATTTTGTCGATGCAGTACAGCACCTTATATAGATCGAATATCAAGTCGTTAATACAAATTAACGGCTTTTTATTGTGCCTTCTTACAGCTTACAGGCGTTAAAGAGAAAGCTATTTTCGGCTGACCGGCGTAACTGGTCAAATTTATCGGGTAGCGGCGTAACCGTGGAGGATTAATCATGAAAAAACGTTTATTTATGCCAATGAACTTACAATTTTTTTCTGAACCAGGAGATGGTGGATCTGGTGATGAGGGACAACAAGGAAACCTACCAGCTGGCTCACAAGAGACACCGCCCGAAGCAAAAGAAGAAAACAATACTGGCAAAACATTTTCTCGTGATGAAGTAGCGAAAATGATCGCTGCTGAGACAAATAAAGCAAAAGCAGCGTGGGAAAAAGAACTAGAAGCAAAAAAAGAAGAAGCTAAAAAGCTGGCAAAAATGAATGCGGAAGAAAAACTACAGCATGAGTTGGAACAAAAAGAAGCTGAAATCGCTGAATTAAAGCGTGGACAGGCACTATCTGAAATGACGAAAGAAGCTTCTAAAATGCTGACAGATGCAAATTTACCACACGATGATGATTTGCTTGGGCTGATTGTTTCTGATGATGCAGATGCCACAAAACAAGCTGTAGCAGTCATCACTAACTTTGCTTCTTTGATTAAGAGAGAAAACGCAAGACAAACACCACCAAATGAAGGTGGACAATTTACAGCATCGAAAAATACTAAAGAAACAGTGGCTAAACTAGCTGCTAAAAATCGAATTATCAAATAGGAGGAAAACTTAATGAAAAAGAAACAACTTTTACCAATGAACTTGCAAATGTTTGCTCAAACATGGAATCCAGATAACGTAACAGTTTATGAAACTAAAGAGGGTAAAATCCCTGACAAGTATAATACTTTGATTATCAACGACATTATGGAAAACTCGAAAGTAATGCAATTGGCAAAATACGAAGAAATGACGGATAAAGAAAAGAAATTTGAATACTTTGCTGAAGGGCCTGGCGCTTACTGGGTTGGTGAAGGTGAGAAGATTCAAACATCTAAACCTAAATGGTTGCAAGCTACAATGGTAGCTAAAAAACTTGGCGTGATTATTCCTGTGTCTCGTGAATACTTGCATTATAAAATGTCAGATTTCTTCACATTAATGCAACCTAAAATTGCTGAAGCTTTCTACAAAAAGTTTGATGCGGCTGCGTTACTCAACACTGACAATCCGTTTCCGCAGTCTTTAGAAGAGTCTGTAGTTGCAGCGGCTAATGTTATCAAGGGCCCTTTGACTTATGACAACATTTTGGCATTAGAAGATGCTTTGGGTAAAAACGAATTTGAACCAAATGCGTTCATCTCTAACCGTAAAAACCGTGCAGAATTGCGTTCTGCCGCTCAAACAGTCGGTACAAACGTTGAATTTATCTATGACCGTTCGGCGAATACGATTGATGGATTACCGGTAGTTGACTTGAAATCGTTGGGTAAAGGCGAATTGTATGCTGGTGACTTTAACTATATGTTCTATGGTATCCCATTCAACATCTCATTCAAGATTTCAGAAGATGCGCAATTGTCTACACTTAAAAACGAAGATGGCACTCCTGTAAACTTGTTTGAACAAGAGTTGGTTGCGTTGCGTGCGACAATGGATGTCGGCTTTATGATCGTCAAAGATGCTGCATTTGGTAAAATTCAACCAGTGGGGAAGTAACAGTCCCCGCTACAGGCGTTACAGTATCGCCTAAAACTTCAAGTGCAGTTGCGGGGACTGCCGGTAATAGACAATTAACAGCCACTGTTGCGCCACAAAACGCAACAAATAAAACAGTGACGTATTCAATTGCGCCAGCAAAAACTGGTTTGGCGGTTTCTTCTAGCGGTAATATTACTTGGAATGAAACTGTACCTGCTGGTGAATACACGACAACAATCAAAACGGAAGATGGCTCACATACGGATACTCACGTTTTGACTCTGACTTAACCGTAGGAAGGATAGGTACGAATGGCAATTAAAGATGACGTTAAGAAGCTTCTAAGCGGTTCTATAGATGATAAGCTAGAAGTTATCGAGAAACGGACTAGAGAGCGCTTAGCGTCATTGCTAGGCGTTTCTGTTATACCAGATTCATTAGAGTATATTGTTTTCGACGTAACCAACAAACGTTTCAATCGAGTTGGACAGGAAGGGATGTCCTCATATTCTCAAGAAGGACTATCTATGGCTTTTCCTGATTCGGATTTTTCAGAGTATCAAAATGAGATTGACGAATTTAAGCGTAAAGATCAGGAAGAGTTGTACAAGCCAAAGCGAGGGAGGTTTAAATTTATATGAGATTTACAGATGAAATCATATTTGTTAAACGTTCATCTGACTCTAAATATGATCCAGATCTCGGTGAGTGGGTTGAAGGCAAACCAGAAAGAACAAGAACAGAGGCAAACGTGACAGATATTGGCACTGATAGAAGTGTGACTATTTTTGGTAGTGTGGAAGAAGGGGCGAAGGTCATTAGGACGCAGCCTCTTTTTTCTATCCCTACATTTGACTATATCGAGATTGAAGGAAAGACTTGGCAACAAAAAACAGCTAGAAATCCAGCATATAGAAATAGTTTAATTGTGCAAGAGGTGGTTCTTGATGAAGGCACAACTTGAATATAAAGGAATCGATCAGCTGATGCGACATCTGAAAAAAGCAGCAACGCTTAATGACGTTCAAAAAGTCGTGAAAAGTAATACTGCTGAAATGACTGAACGAATGCAAAAAGGTGCGCCAGTGGATACAGGTTACTTACGAAGATCAATAAACATGAATCTTTTAGAAGCTGGTTTAACTGGTATTGTAGGACCGACAGCAGACTATGCTCCTTATGTAGAATATGGAACTCGCTTTATGTCGGCACAGCCTTATGTTAGACCAGCGTTTAATTACCAAAAAGTCAAATTTATGGCTGAAATGAAAGCCTTGGTGAAATGATGATTAAGACAAGAGATCAATCAATTTTTGATGAACTTTTTAAAATATCCCAAGAAAAACTAGGATACAAAACATATGATTACAAGCCTTTAGATAATGTTGGTTATCCTTTTGTGGAATTTGAGAACACTCAAACGATTCACGAAGCGAATAAAACTGATATTAAAGGTACTGTGATTGTAGTTTTATCCGTCTGGGGATTACAGAAGAAACGAAAGCAGGTGTCAGATATGGCATCTGCTCTTTTTAATGAAGCTAGATTGATAGAAGCCACAGAAGGCTATTATTGGGCTTTAAATTATCAAGCAAGTGGAATTCAAGTGATGGACGACACAACAACCAATACGCCCCTAAAACGAGCGGTTGTCACACTTGAATTTAGAATTAGATAGGAGGAAGAACATGGAAGCATTAAAAGGTATTGATGTCATTTTGCTTTATCGCTTATTGAAAAAAGAAACTCAGGAAGCTGCTTGGAAAATGGCATTTCAAACAGAACATGAAAATGGATTATCAAGAGATTCAGACTCTACAGTGACAAAAGACGGAAACGTTCAAAGTTTAAGCCCGGTTGAATATGATTTTTCGGCTACTTCAATAGTTGCCAAAGGCGATTCTCATGTAGATGAAATGAAACAAGCCTTATTAAATGGCGATATCATTGAGATTTGGGAAATCAACAAAGCAGAACAGGGAACAGATGATAATGCAAATAAGTACAAAGCTACTTATTACCAAGCATATGTGTCTGAATTTACTCCATCGGCTGCTGCAGAGGATAACGTTGAATTAAGTTTATCATTTGCAGTAAATGGTGTTGGTCAAGATGGTTATGCAACCTTGACAGAAGATCAAGCTGCTGTCGTTCAATATACATTCAAAGATACCGTGAAAGCAACTTCGACAGGAGCATAAGAGGGCTTAGATGCTCTCTTTTTTATTTTAGGAGGATGAAAAACATTGAAATTAAAAATTAAAGGTAAAGAATATTCGTTTAAATTTGGCACTAAATTTGTACGTGAATTAGACAAAGTGATGCCTTTCATCGATGGAAATATGGAATTCGGAATGGGACTCTCAGCAAAAGTCTTACCGGAATTACGTTCTTATAATGTCAACACGTTGTCACGAGTCTTAGAAATAGCAAATAGAACAGAAGAAGAAACTATTACGTTGGATGAAATGGATGATTACATCGATGAAGTTAAAGACATCGAAAAATTGTTTGATGAAGTCCTAAAAGAATTGGCGGAGTCGAACGCGGGAAAGTTAGCGGTCCGAAACCTGAATCAGAAATTGAAAGAAGCGGAAAAACAACAAGTGGAATAGATTCTGCACTGGCATACGAACAAATTCTTATCAATTCTTTTCGATATTTGAGAATAAACAATATCTCAGATATCGAAAGAATGACTTTATATGAATACAACATTCGTATGACTGCAGCCCAGTTATCTTGGCTTGACAAAGAAAAGTTGATTCACGAATTAGCGTGGGCAAATCAGCAAGTCCAAGCAGAGAAAAAAGTAGGCAAAAAGACAGTTCCTGTATATCGATCCTTTGAAGAATTCTTCAATTATCAAAAAATCGAAGATTCAATCATGGGAGTTTCCGAACTTTCAAAACAAGATAAAAAATTCCAAAGCTTACTAACTAAAGCTAACTCTTGAGGAAAGGAGGAAAATCATGGAACAATTTTCTGTTGAAGCCTTATTAAAAGCCACAGATAGTGGATTTGTAAAGACTTTTAAAGATGCACAAGATGCTGTTAAAACTTTTGAAAAGAATTCAAATAGTATGACAACCGCTGTTGGTAAAGTGATGCAAGGTACTGGTGCCGCAATGACAAAGTATATTACCACACCTCTTATAGGAGTAGGCGTAGCAGCTGCTAAAGTTGGTGGTGACTTTGAAGCACAAATGAGTCGTGTAAAAGCTATATCGGGAGCAACTGGCGACACATTCGAACAGATGAAACAGCAAGCGATTGATCTAGGAGCAAAAACTGCTTTTAGCGCAAAAGAATCAGCTGCTGGAATGGAAAACTTAGCTTCTGCTGGATTTAGCGCACAAGAAATCATGAAAGCAATGCCGGGTCTTTTAGACTTAGCAGCTGTATCTGGAGGGGATGTGGCTCTAGCTTCTGAAAATACTGCTACTGCTTTGAGAGGATTTGGTTTAGAAGCAAGCCAAGCAGGACATGTCGCTGATGTATTTGCTCGTGCTGCTGCGGACACCAATGCGGAAGTTGGAGACATGGGGGAAGCATTGAAGTATGTTGCTCCTGTAGCTAATTCAATGGGTATTTCTTTGGAAGAAACTGCAGCAGCTATTGGTATTATGAGTGACGCAGGCATTAAGGGTTCTCAAGCAGGTACAACGTTGCGAGGAGCATTGTCTAGGTTAGCAAGGCCAACAAAGGCTATGCAAGATACAATGGATAATTTAGGTGTTTCGTTTTATGATGCTGACGGTAAAATGAAACCTTTAAAAACTCAAGTAGAATTACTTAAAAAAGCTTTTGAAGGCCTGACGCCTGAACAACAACAAAATGCTTTAGTAACACTATATGGGCAAGAATCATTATCAGGGATGATGGCTTTGATTGATAAAGGACCTGATTCATTGGGCAAATTAACAAAATCTCTGAAAGATTCTGATGGTGCAGCTGACGATATGGCTCGGACCATGCAAGATAATATGAATTCTTCCATCGAGCAAATGTTTGGAGCTTTTGAGTCAGCAGCTATTGTAATTCAAAAGATTCTAGCACCATCCATCAAAAAAGTAGCAGATGCCATTTCTGGCTTAGTAGAGAAATTTGTGAGTGCTCCAGAATCAACTCAAAAATTAGTGGTTGCCATAGGAGCAATTGTCGCTGCTATAGGACCGTTAATTTTTATGATTGGTTCAGTAATTATATGGATCAATAGGGTAAAAGTAGCTTTTAAAGCTTTAAGTGAAAGTTCAAAATTGTTTAGTGGATTAAGTAAAGCGATGGGTCTTCTTACAAATCCGGTTTTTCTGGTTATAGCTGCGGTAGCACTACTTGTTGTAGGTTTCATCTATCTTTGGAATACGAGTGAAGATTTTAGAAACTTTTGGATTGGCTTATGGGAGGGAATCAAGTCTGCTGTAAGCTCGGCAGTAGAATGGATTCAGAATGCATGGAAATCTACAGGAGAATGGTTTAACAATTTATGGAAGTCCATTAAAGAAGGCGCAGACAATGTTTGGACTACAATTCAAGAAGCTCCTGGGAAAGTGGCAGATTGGATCAAGAATAAATGGACTGAAACAAAAGAGTTCTTTTCAAATTTATGGTCAAGTATTGCAAACTCTGCTTCAGAGATGTGGAATAGTTTAAAAGAAGGTGTCATATCAGTTATTGATGATTTAGTTTCAAGTGCTGGTGAAAAATGGGAAGGGTTTAAAAATACTATATCTACTGCATGGAAAACAATTACAAGTAAAATCAAATCTGGTTTTGATTTTATACTAAAATATATTGGTCCATTTGTAAGTAGCTTTTCAGATGTGTTCTCTAATATAGTGAAAGCAATAACAAGTATATTTGCTGAGGTTAAAAACATAATAGTAAATGCTTGGGAAATCATTAAGTCTTTAATAGCTGCGCCGCTACTGTTTATTATAGATTTAATTACTGGTGACTTCGAACAAATGAAAGAGGATTTAGATCTAATCTGGAACACACTTGTCCAATCAGTGGTAAATATTTGGACATCTGTAAAAAATATATTTACGGAATATATCGGTGCAATAGTAAATAGTGCCGTTAGTTTATGGACTGGATTCATACAAAGTATTTCTAATATTTGGAATGAAGTAGTTTATCAAGCGACTATGATTTGGATTGATTTGAAACTATTTTTTACTAATTTATGGATTGATATTAAATACAGTGCAATTCAAATGTGGATAAATCTAAAATTCTCCATAATTCAAACTTGGATTGATACAAAATATGGTGCAATTGAACTTTGGAATAATCTAAAACAATGGTTTTTCCAAACGGTTAATAATATCGTGCAAACTCTTATAAAAAGTTGGAACAGCTTAAAGCAAGGAACGATAGATTTATTTAATAATACGGTTCAAGGTGCTAAAGATATTTGGACTTCATTCAAATCTTGGATTGGTGATTTAATTACTGGAACCAAAGATAACGTTATTCAAGGTTGGAAAAACCTAAAACAAGGCACTATAGATACTTTCAACAATTTAGTAAATGGTGCTCAAGAGGCATGGGATAATTTAGTAAATGCTGTTAGTGATACGGTTGATAGAGTAACTGGCTGGTTTGATAACTTGAAAAATATCGATTTACTAGCAGCCGGAAAAGCTATCATGGATAGTTTTCTAGAAGGGTTACAAAATGCATGGAAATCTGTGCAAGATTTTGTTGGAGGTATTGGTGATTGGATTCGTGAACACAAAGGACCTATCCAATACGATAGAAAGCTATTGATTCCAGCTGGTCAGGCTATTATGAACGGTCTGAATGAAGGACTGACAGGAGGATTCAATGACGTACAAAATACTGTTGGAAGTATGGCGGACTTTATCGCGGAACTTTTCAATGCAAATCCTGATGTAGATATAGCTGCAAATCTGAAAAATGCAAATAAAAACATTGGTGCACAAGTTGAACATAAAGTAAATATGGGCGGCTCTACTAAACCAGCTGTATTTAAATTCAATCTTGGAAGACAATCGTTTAGATTATTTTTGGACGATATTGCACAAGCTATGGGCGAAGGTGCAGACATTAATCTAGAATTTTAGGAGGGAATATTTTGGATCAGCGAGAAAATAAAATGTACTCATTCAAAGATACAACTATTAATCTCAATAGTTCTAAACGATTCCTTCCAACGTCTGCCATGATGTACGATGGAATGTATTTAGAAGATTTGATTGAGGGGTATCAAACACTCACGATTGAAGGTAGAGAAATGCTTTCTGTAGAAGTTGAACAGCAAGATATACAAATTGGTTCAATCATTACAAATCAGAAAATACCTTCAAGAACGCTAAAAATAACATACAAGTTGGAAGACAGAGATCCAGAAAAACTACAGTTTAAATTCAAAGAGCTGTTGAATTATTTATACCGGAATGAAGACGTGGAAATTAGGTTTCATGATGAATTAGATTTTTATTACTACGGTCGCTATACATCAACTGATACTGTTCCAGGAGACTCCAACTCTATTATTTCAAGTTTTAATGTATTCTGTGCGGACCCACTAAAGTATACAAAAGAATGTGTTAGTGATGGCTATATTGGAAATCCGATACAGTTTCCTATAACACCAAGAAAAATTGAAGTCACTTTATCCATGAATAATTCAATCAAAATTACAAACGGAGAACAAAATATCACGATTACTGACGCGGCAATAAAAACAGGAGACGTGTTGATTTTTGATTTCTCCGATGAGCAGGTAACTGTAAACGGAGAAGATTGTACTTCTATGATTGATTTAGAAAGTGATTTTGAGAACTTTTATCTCAAGCAAGGTCAGAAGATAACTAGCAATAATGGAAACCTTAAAATATTCTATAGGGGGGCGACAATTTGAGTGAGACAGTTTATTTCTTTGATCACTTGCAAAAACTTATTAAAAGAAAAAATAAAAGAAGTTTGATTGAGGTCTCCCAAGAAAAAGAAATTAGTTCTGATAAGAGTGATCTAATGAAAGATACTCTTTACGTTACGACAAAATATGATAAAGAAATAGAGGATGCAAGATATATGGCGATTCGTGAAAACGAGTCGTCTTTTTCGTTGTATCGAATTACTAAAGTTAGCGACCCATCTGAAACATTAGAGTTTACAGGGTTAGGATTTGCAACGAATGAATTAGATGCTTACATCATCAAAGATATTAGACCGAGTGGGCAGCCCTTAAAAAATGTCCTTGATCGATTGATTGAATTTACTGAAGGAAATTGGCGCGTTGGTCACGTAGAAGCAATGTTACCAGCAGTAACTGCAACTTTTTACTATGTCTCTGTAAAAGAAGCGTTGAAAGAATTGCAAACCTTAGGTATGGAATTTGTCTTTAGGTGTTCTTTGAATTCTGATGGAATAAAGGATAAATGGATCGAAGTATATGAACAAATTGGTGAAGAATCGAATACACGTTTTGTATATGGTAGTAAAGCATTAACAGTTGTAAGAGAGATAGATAGAAGCTCAATCTCAACTTCAATGATAGGTCGTGGGCGAGGCGAAGAGGTTGGTGACGGATACGGTAGAAGAATTGAATTCACTGATGTTGAATGGAAAAAGTCGAATGGTGATCCTTTAGATAAGCCTAAAGGCCAAAATTGGCTTGAAGATCCGGAAGCAACTCAAAAGTATGGGATACCACAAAAAGATGGATCAATGAGAAAACGAGAAACCGTAGTAGTGTTTGATGATATAGATGATCCAACAGAATTACTTAAAAATACTTATTCAACCTTAATCGATTCTGCTAGACCGTTAGTACAATTCAAAGCTGAAGTCACTGGAGGAGATGTGATAGGAAATACAGTGACTATTCACAGATACGATAAAGGTTATCACTATAAAACTCGTATTTATAAAACTACATTCAATCGGCTTACCGGTCAAACGAATATCGAACTAGGGGATAATTTAACACAAGATGTTAGAAAACAAACGGCTTCTATTGTCAATAATATTAATAGTTTAGAATCTAGCAAAATGACATTTTACGAATCAACAGAGATTGGAAAATATCAAGATGACATTATGCGAGGCGCAGGAGATAATGGCGGTTCTATTTATTGGGTAAATGGAATTGAAGCTGGTGTTAGTGATAGTAGAGAAATCTATGAAACTGTTTATATGGATGGACCTAACATTCCTAGATCACGCTTTTTTATGGTCCAAAATAACTCAGGAATATCTTTCAAACAGTGTAAAAAAGGTGAATGGCAAACAATCCAAGATGTACACAATGGCGATAGCACGACCGCGTGGACGTTGGATGGAACTTTCAATGCTAATTTTATTAAAGCAGGAATTCTTTCAGGTATTCTCGTGCAAGGGGTAGCTTTAAAGACATTGGATGATAAAGATTTCCAATTAGTGGCAGAAGGAGGACAACTTTCTTTTGAAAAAAAGGTCATTTCAACTGGGCTTGACGATGTTCACGGAGAATCGCTTGGATCCATCGTAGCGACTTATGGAGGCGGAAAAATAAATGGGTTTGCTGTATGGAAAGAACCAAACTATATTTTTTCCATTAACGCTGGGGACGGCGGCGATCGAGGAAATCCTGTTTTTCAAATTCCAGCAGATGTTACTGCTGATAAGCGTAAATATAATCTTTACGGTGATGGTAAATTTTCAAAAGGGAATATAACCATGGATGGCCGTCTAGATGTCAAAGAATTATATGTGAATGGCGTTAAAATCGATACAAACGGTGGTGGCAATAATGGAGGAGACAATACTGGAGGAAACGATAACGGTTGGAATGGACAATATCCGCCAGAAGTAACTACTGACAGGGATAAACGTTATTGGCAGATCTGGACAATGGCAATAGGTGCTGGCTTTACTAAGCAAGCTGCTGCAGCTTTACTTGGCAATGCACAAGGAGAATCAGATGCTAATCCAACCGCCGATGAGGGCAATGGCGCACCAGGATTCGGTTATGGTGTATGGCAATGGACGGATTCCACAGGCGCAACTAGCGGACGTGTTTACATGATCAATTTAATGACAAAGGCTGGCATCAGTGATGATCCAGACACGATCGCGGCGCAGTTTAAATTGTTGATGTGGCATGCGCCAAATGGTCAATGGATCGCAACTAGCGCTTATCCTTATACATGGACACAATTCATGAATATGACCGATATCAACACAGCAGCACAAGCATTCGTGGCTAACTTTGAACGTCCACGTGATCCACATCCAGAACGGACGACATGGGCACAAGAATGGTACGACAAATTCAAAGATTTGGAAATTCCTGCATCAAAAGGATATATAAAACCAATTGCAGATCCAATCAGAGTGACGAGTGAATTTGGCTGGCGCACTTCTCCAATTACAGGCGCACAAGAATTTCATAACGGTATTGACCTTGTAAATGGAAATCCTAATACACCTATTTTTGCATCAGCAGATGGCGAAGTGATTGTTGCAGGTGATGCAAATTACTTTGACTGGTATGGAAATTGGACAGTGATTAAACACGCTGATGGAATGTATACAGGCTACGCACATCAAAGCCGAGTAGATGTCTCAAAAGGACAAAAAGTAACTGCTGGTCAGCAAATTGGGCTGATGGGAACAACTGGACCATCAACTGGAGAACATCTTCATTTCCAATTTATGGATGAATTTTATCCATCTTCTTCTGGCCATTTTCATAATGCAAGAGACTATATTAATTTCTAAAGGAGGAATAGTCGTGGCAGAAACGCAGCATAAAATGGTCCTATCCACCACCGAACCAAATAACGGAATAAATTTGGTTCGAATTCGGCAAGGGGATGTTTTAACGCAAAAGTTCGTTGTTGAAGTGGTGGAACATGGCAAACTAAAAACATTCGATGGCCTAGTGCCATTTTTTATTAATACAACAAAATTTGGCGAAAACCAACCTGTTGAACAAAAAGTACAGGAATACAGTCCAGCACAGGCAAGGCTTGTTTACACGTTAAGCGAGCCTGACTGGCAATGGGGTGGTGAAAACACCGCCCATTTCAGTTTCCGATCACTTAATGGTGATGGAACTTGGAGTGAACAATTTAGCACACAGGATTTTACCTATCGAGTCATTTCTGGAATATCTAAAAGCCAGTTACGTGATTCTGGCTATGTGTGGACCTTTGAAGATTTGCTAAGAAAATTCAATGATTACATGGATCAGGGCAAAAATGACTGGGAGCAGTGGTTAGAAGATAATCGTGAAATACTGGAAAATATCGATCCAGGTGGCACGATTATCAACATTTTGAATGAAGCAAAAGGAGATTATGACAGTTTAGCAGACCGACTGGAAGATATGCAAAATAAAAAGCTTCCTGTACCTAGCTCTATCCGACAGATTACGGATGGTGAATATCCTGTTCCGTCTAATTTCGATGAGGTTATTTCCAAAATTGATGATAAATTATTTAATATCGCATTTATCACAGATACACATGTCGATGGTATGGGGAAAGATAGTGCTTTTGCAACTGGAGATAGCACGACAAATTCTAGGCGTTGGAGTACTTTAGCAAGATTTAAAGAGATGACCAAATATTGCGATGTGACCGTTTATGGTGGGGACAACTGTGATTGTAATAGCGGACGTACAGGAGAATTTAACATTGGTGTTCGTGACTTTGGACGAACGCATTCGATGGCTATACAAAAACGATTCGCAAATTTTGCCGGTGCATGGAAAGAGGATGTCATAGTTTGTCGTGGAAATCACGATACTGGAAAAATTCCTTATGCTTGGATGGGTCACACACCAGAAACTTGTTTAAATAGTACTGATATGCACAAAATATATAACGGCACATATGGAGGTCGTTTGTTCCAAGACAAAGGGATAGCAATTTATCGTATTGATACAGATGATTATAGTGATGAACTAGATAGCAATGGTCAGTACAAAGAATTTAGCGGCCATACAAAAGATGGTGAAGTAGGAAAAATTGGGGCAGAACAATTGAAAGACTTCGGTACTTTTCTCATGAACTTAGATCGCAGCTATCATGTTTTGCTAGTGGGACATATCCCGTTAGATGAGTCTGCTACAGGTGTATGGAATACAACAGCATTGCGAACACTTATTGATGGCTTTAGACAGGGTGTGTCAGTAACGATTGATTATGATTCGTTATCCGGAGAACCATCGAAGATTGTTACAGGAAATGAAGTGTTTGATTTTAGTACAAAAGGACCAGGTATCATTATTGCTTACATCTGTGGGCATGAACACTGGGAAACCGTAAAAAACTTTGGTGCTTTGAAAATGATATTGGGAACTTGTGCGTTTACAAAAGATACTAATGTTGACTTCGAAGCTTTTTATCAGCTGTCAATCGATAAAGTAGCCAGAACATTGATAATGAATGGTGTGGGACGAGGAACTAAACGGTCATTTTCATATTGAAGGAGTGATAGATAATGTTTGAAAATATGACGAGAGATCAAGCAATTGATCACATGTTAGAACAGTTCGCTATTCATAGTGATGGTGACGATCAGCAAGCGCATGTGATTGCTACTGAGCGAAATGCCGGCTTTGCTTCACCAGAAACGGTGGCGCTAGCAACTGGCCATTTATTAAAAGATAATTACTTAAACGAGAAGTATGATTTTTGGAATATTCCTTTCGGATCATATGCTACTGTTTATGGTTGGGCAGATAACGGCATCCCTTTGCCAGACACGATGGTGCCGGGTGACCTAATTAATTTATATGTATCCGGAGAAGATAACCGACGCAAAGTATACGTGATGGTTGTTCAAAAGAACGGCTCAATTTGGTATTTAAATACTTCTCAAAATACGGGGCAAGGAGGAGGTAATAGTAATTCAACCGTTTGGAAATATATTCCGCAAACAACGATTCTCTGGACACAAGATAGTTCACCTGCAAGCGTTGGACAAAATATGAATTTAGCTGCATCAACCAGACGTTTCAGACGTTTGCGTTTCACAATTAATGGGATAGGCACTCAATTTGTTATTGAGACACCTGCAGTAGACAATCCTGTAATCGTGTTTTCAGCAGTTGCTGGAAGTATAAATGAAAGTTACCAAGTTAGAATAAATTTGGAAATGGTTCGGGATAACATCGTCTTGAAATTTTCAAAATGTCGTTTAGTTACTCATAAAACTACAGGCACAACTTTTTCAGATGACACAGGTTTTACGATTGCGGGTATCGAAGGGATTTATTAATGTGGGGTTCTAATTTAATACAAGGAAGGTGATTAGGTGGCACAAAAAACAGGAAAAGTGATTGTTCCAACAGAGCCAGCCAGTCGGGCAATGACAATCACTGGTTTTACGTTCAAATCCTATGATAAGAAAGCTGGCGTATTACAATTTGAAATTAAAAATCAAGACGGAAGTCCAACCGATTTAATCGATGCGACTGTTCGTCTTTTTATGTACATCTATCAAGGGGAAGAAAAAAAGGAGTTCCCAATTTTTGATAACCAGATTATTACTGAAAGCTACATGCAAGGCGTTGTAAAATATCCGATTCCTGACATGTTACTTTCTTATGAGGGGAAAGTTGATGCCAATGTTTACATCGATTTTCCAGATGGCAGTCATACTGACAATTTGGCGTTTACTTTCAATATTGAGAAATCTGTTATTGATGACAATGCCCAATTGAATGGGGAATATTATTTTAAAGACTTTCAACAACTACTTGATGGGGTCAAACAAGAGGCGACAGATGCTGTTAACGCAGCATTAACAAATGTGGATTCTACGATTGAAAAGGCAAACCAACAAATAAATGAATTTGTACAGGGAGCCACACAAGCAATTGATCAAACTGTTGACGAGGTAACAGAGCAACTACAAGCTACTCAAACTAAGATTGATACCGTTTCTCAAAACGTTACATCGGCACAAAACAATCTTAAAGCAGTTGAAGACAAGATGAATCAAACCAATCAGCAAATCGGCGACCTCGGCAAGTTGAAAAAAATGTACTCCAACAGCATCGACTTCGGGGGATATGATTATAGTGGGAATCCGAACCTTAGCGCTAAACTTAATGCTTCAAGTTTTTCTTTAGGTACTGGCGCAACAGTCGCGGATGATAATGATGAGATTGTGTTTACCTTAGATGGCACAAATCAACTATCGAAGTACGCTACCAAAGCGCAAGTGCCGGTAGCAGACGGGAAACAATATACGATTAGTTGTGAAATTATGTTAGAAGATGGGTTCACTGGCGACCCTTCAGGAATACGTCTGCAACACGCATATTTGCCAGGCGGGGTTGCTGTTTTACAGACAGATACAGTACCTAAAAATGAATTGAATACGTGGCAGACGCTTATCGGAACGCAAACGGTAAAATACACCTCTGACGTACCAAATGAATGGTACCCTTTGTTTAGAGACATCCGAACACTTAAACCGACCGGTAAAGTTAGACTAAGAAAAATTAAGATTGAAGAAGGTCCAACAGCCACACCATACCAACCAAATTTACTCGATGCGCCATATTATTTGAGTAAGATTCCACTGGGTGAGAATATTGGTAGTAAATCAGTGGTTTTTCCTATAAAAACTAGTAATTACAACGTCTATTCTGGTATTATGACAGAACCTTTTGAGGTAGGTGCAACTTATACGCTAACCATGAAAGCCACTAAAGGCGCAGATAAAACATTTAGAGCGTATATTGATGCAACAGCACCTCTTGCGTATTTATCTCCAGTTGAAGGCTTGGTAGATGTATGGTCACGCACATTTACCGTGTCAACTTTAGGAAATAACCCTTCTAGGTTAGATATTTATCAATTACCTAATGGAAATTTATCTCAAGTTTCTATCGATTGGTTAAAAATTGAAAAAGGTGACACCCGAACTCCGAATATTAGTGAGTATAAATACTTCGGTGAAGGCTTGAAAGACAGCAACAATCCCAATGATTACAGTTGGGATGTCACACCTGAATATGCTGAAAAAGGCTTGAATAATACGGTTAGTTTGACCGAGCCACAGTCAGTTGAAGGTTTAAAAAACTTTGAGGATGGGTTGCAGATTGCAGGTAAAGAAGTTGCTACAGTTCCAGAAGATACTGGATGGGTAAATCTAACAGCAATCAATGGTCACTCATGGAATAAACAGGGACAAATCAGGAGAATTGGAAAACTAGTAATGTTCCGTGGATCATTAAAAGGTAGCACGCTAAGTACACAAGATTTTTGTACGATTCCAGAAGGATTTAGACCAAGTAATCCAACTGATAATTATGAGTATCAATTCTTGTTACCACCACAAAGTAGCAATACTTTAGACAATGGCGGGATGGCTTATATCCGACCGAACGGCGTTTGCGGTCTACCTTCATTTAGGGGAACAGCCAACTTGTTTTTAGCACCAATTCAATACTATATAGACTAGGAGTGAAATAAATGAAAAACATTTGGAAATATGGACGTACTGGCGGAGAGTACGCAGGAAAAGTATTGGACGACATGCTTGTATCCGTTCCTTACACGGATCAGCCACCGCTTGAAGGAATTCGTTCAGATGGCGAACCGCTAACGATTGCTGATCAGATGTTTGATCCTAAACTGAACCAATGGATTGTGTTAGCGAACGCGTTAGATCACAACGATTTAAACAATCTCAAAGCGATGTATGAGTCGTTAGAAAATGAGAACGGCGATTTAAAACAGCTCAACGCCAAACTCATGCTAAACAATGTAGCAATTAAACAGGAAAATACTGCATTGAAAGAAAAAGCGGATAGTTTAGCACAAATCAATTCAAAAATGATGCTTGCTTCGTTACAAAATAGCAAAGACATTTCAGAAATTAAAGAGCAACTAAATCCAGCTTCAAAGGGAGGTGAGTAGTATGTTTAGTTTTAGCGATGTGAAAATGATGTATGATTGGGGCTGTTTTACTGACGATCAAGTTCGTCTATTCGTTCCACTATGCATTACAGACGAAGAAGCAGATAAAATTATTAGCAAAGAAGAGAGCGCATCTTAAGTGATGCGTTTTTTTGTTGGAAAGTTGGTGGAACATGAAAGAAGAAGCGCTCCAAGACGTTGTGGAGAGATTAGTAAGAATTGAAACAAAATTAGACAACTACGAATCACTTAGAGAAAAGGCTGATAGTGCAAAAGATTTGGCAGATAAAGCCTATTCAGTAGCACTAAACAATGCAGAAGACATCAAGGAAATGAAGAACAATAATAAATGGGCTTGGGGCTATATGATTGGCTTAGGCATTACAATCATTGGCTATTTCTTAACTAAATTGTAAAGGAGGTGAGAAGAAATGATTTTACCAGATAAGTATTATCAAATCATTAAATGGACGGTTTTAACAGTTTTACCAGCTGCATCTGTTTTAGTAGCCACGTTAGGAAAAGCGTATGGATGGAATGGAACAGATATGACAGTACTCACTATCAATGCAGTAGCAACATTTTTAGGCGTTATCACTGGTGTGTCGGCTTATAATTTGAAAAAATAGGAGGAAACAAATGAAAAAGAAAATTACTGTTACTGCGATGAGCCTATTAATGGCTCTTTTTTTATTGCCAATTAACGGGTTCGCCTATACGATCAACAATGAATTTAATTTAGGTATAAATGAAGGTAGCTCTCAAGTAGCAAATAACCAATATATTCTATTGCATGAAACAGCAAACGAAACTGCGACAGGACGAAATGAAGCGCAGTATATGCAACGTTCATGGACTAGTGCTTACACTGCTTACATTGTGGGAGACGGCGGAATTGTTTATCAAGTCGGTCAACCTGGTTATGTACAGTACGGTGCTGGTTCGTATGCTAATGCTAACAGTCCTGTGCAGATTGAGTTACAACACACACATGATAAAGCAATTTTTGAAAAGAACTATAAAGCATATGTTGAATTGGCTAGAGATTCAGCAATGAAATATGGTATTCCATTAACATTGGACACGCCTTATAACCAACCAGGAATTAAATCGCATTTATGGGTAACACAAAATATTTGGGGCGATCATACAGATCCTTACGGTTATCTTTCTGAAATGGGCGTAAGTAAAGAAAAACTAGCCTATGATTTGGCTCATGGTTTTACGGATGATAATCCGACAACTTCAGATGATAAACCAGTTATTGATCCAACTAGAGCAGGTGCTGCAAATCCTACACTGACAGATGGAACAAATTACGCCCACATTGATCAGTTTGGAGAAATCGAAAACGCAAACTTGCATGTGGCTGGATGGCACATTGCTAATTATAAATACGAGTATATTTTCATTATGGACTACAATACTGGAAAAGAATTAGCTCGAGTAAGAGCTGATGGAATTTATAGACCAGATGTAAATCAAGCCTATGGAACATTTGGAAATGTTGGTTATCATGTATCTTTCAATATGCGCAACTTCCCTAATAAGAAAGTCTATGTCATGATGCGGGCAACGAATGATCCAAAAGGAAACACTAAAGGCGGTGCGCAAGATTTCCATGACAAGCGTTGGTATTTAAATATTCCGCAACGATAAAAAAATAGCCCCTCGTTGAGGGGCAGTACATATTATGTAACTTTTCCTAATCAATAAAAAATTCATTAGTGGGTATAGCCATACTAACATTTGAATCTCTTACTTGACCTGTATGGCAGAAACCAAGAGATTCATAAAAAGCACGGACATCAGGTTCGCTTTGAACTGTAATCAAACAAGCTCCTATATTACTTAGTAGCGCAGTTTTTATAAATAAAAAGGCATAATACATCATCTCTTGACCTAAATGTTGCGCTTGATAAGGTCCGTTAACGGCAAAGTGGTGTATTTGTATACCAGGGATTGATTTACGGTAAACTGGGTTTTTCCAATTAGTTAATAGATCTTGTAATTTGGATTTTTTTGTAATCAATACACGATCAGTAGTTAAAGAGAAAAAACCTAGTAAGTAGGTTTCTTTACCTTTTGGGGTTACAAACATTAAATAAGTCTTTGTAATTCCATATTGTAAATCTTCTAGTGCTTCGTTTTTTAAGTAAGAATCAATATGATCTTTTCCAGAAGAAAAAGCCTCTACTAAGGCTCTTTCTTTGTCATCGATATTTGATATTTTTTTAAATTCAACTTTATCATCAAGTAACATATCTGCCTCGTTCTATACCTCGTATTTTACACCATCAACATTTATTGTTTTTATTTTCTTCATGCCAGCTAATGTATTAGCAATTTTTGAGTTTGAAGGAACTTTTTTGTTTTTATATATATCGTCTAGAAATTTGCTACACTCTTTTTCTGAATTGAAAACTAATTCAGTGTTTTTAATAGTGGTAGCCAT